ATTGATAGCGACAAGGTTCTTTTTTTATATTTGGGGCATATTTGGGGCATATTTGGGGCATAAAGTTAGTAGTTTTCCATGATATCAGCTATGTTGGATTTCATTTTCTTTGTAATGTGGGTATAAATTTGTACAGTAGTTTTTGCATCAGCGTGTCCTACACGATCCATGATTGCTTTTAATGGTACGTTATTTTCAGCAAGACGACTGACTAAAGTATGACGAAAAATGTGGCTAGTGATATTTTTATTGATTGGTTGTTCAAGCCGCTCGTTTGCTTTTTTCAATGCTAAATTAAAAGAATTTATTTGGATAGGAACACCGTTCCTAGTCGTGAATATATACCCCATGTCTCTGTATCGTTTATTTGTATTCTTTTCTAGCTCATTTATGAATTCTAACTCTTGAATGATTTCCATTTCTCGTTTGGTCATAATGGTTTCACGATAGGACGCAAGGGTTTTTGGAGAGGTCTTTTCTCCATTTATGTAACCATTAGTGCGATCATAAGTTCCGTGCAACTGTAAAGTTTTGTTTTTAAAATCAATATTATCCGGCTCTATGCTAATAGCCTCACCGATACGGCATCCGTTAAGACTCATAAATTCTGATAGTAATCCCAGACGGTAAGTGCTAGGTCTTCTAAATAATTCTTTTAATAGTCGTTTGATTTCTTCTTCTTCAAGATATTTTTCTTCAATCTTTTTCCAATCTTCCAAAGTCTTCTTTATCCGCGGAAGTTTAGCACGCCTTGCAGGATTATCTTTGATAATATCTAGACTAACAGCATAATCAAAGATAAGATTAAGCATGGACTTGTTTCGCTCTTTTTTGTTCCTGGAGCAATCTAAGTTATCCAAGTAGGTTTGGACATATTTAGGGTCGATATTGACAACCTTAATATCAATTCCAAAGCTTTCTCTAATATCTCTTATATTGCCTCTCAGAGAGGCTATAGAGGAGCGTTTTATCTCTTGTTGGTAAAATCCCCACCATTGGTCAAGAAGGTCTGTAAATAGCATGTCGGAGGTTTGTAACTTTCTTACGATGTCAGCTATTTTAGCATCTAATATTCTTTGAGCTTCTTTTCTAATTCGAGGAGTATCTTTTTCCATCAGTACTGATGTACGTTTCCATCTGCTTGTATACGGATCTTTATATCTTTCGATAAAATTCACTTTTCCGCTTTTATGTTTTTCTGACCACATTGATTTTTACCTCTTTTTTATGTTAAAATAGGTACAGTAAAGAGCCTACTTAAAGCAGGTTTTTACTATACTAGATTCGCCTCACGCTCTCCTCGCCAAATTTGAGCGTGGGGCTTTTTTTGTTTAAACATTTTTTTCGGTTTGCCAAAACGAAAGTAACTCTTGATTAAAGTAAGAACTAAGGCCGCCGCAATCAGGACAGTATCTAGCAAAGCCGGGTAAAGATTTCCCGCAGCCTTGTGTCTCCTTATAAAGATCAAATGTAAGATATGGGGAGAAAGGATTTTCATCAAAAGGCCCGAAGCCTATACATATATTTCTAAGATATGTTGCACATATAGAACAAAACTTATCAGAACTATCGATATTTTCATTTTCGCATCGAGGGCAACTAAACGGAAAACCTTCCTCATTGAGCAATATTTGCGAGTATTTCATTTCTTCTTTTTCTGCCTCCTTTTTTTCTAAAAATAAAGAAATATCATTTTCACCTTGTCCATGTGGTGATTGACAAACAGGGCAATAGTTGACTGCCCTCAAAATTGAAGAATGGCACGTATAACAAATCCTAGTGGTCTTGTCTTTAACAATATATGGGGCGAATCGTTCCTCGACATCATGCCCGACTTTTACTAGTCCTACCTTTTGCATACTTTTTAAATTTTTGATGACATTGGTAGCTACTGAATAGGAAACGTTGAAAATGCGTTGGATAAACTGTGCATCCATAGCATGAAAAAATTGCACGTAATTGCCCAAGACTGGAAAAGGCACCAAAAGATGCTTTCCGAAAAAGTTTGCTTCACGTTCAAACTCGTTGTACTCTAAGTCCGTCAAATTATATCTTGAAATGATGGTCTTATCTGTTATCTCGTTGTGACGTAAAACGTAATGGCCTAGCTCATGAGCTATCGTAAAACGGATACGCTCTTTGCTGGGTACAGCATCATTATAAAGCAAAATATAAGTATCAGTAGGTTCTTGATACCATAAAGCGCCATCATCGCTTTGCAGAAGATCCTTGACTTCTTTCAGTTCTAATCCATGTCGCCTAGCAAAGGCAGAGTATTTCATCAAATACAAATTATCTATTTGATTGATAATATAAATTAAATTAACTGGTAATTGGCCATCTGTGTACTTGTTTAAAAAGTCGTAAGCTAGATTTTGCAGCTCTTTATAGCTGAGTTTTCTATAGGTCGTGCTCGTTGTCGCCACCTCCACTTAGAACATCTTGAAACGTTAGATCCATAAGTTGCAGCAGCCTTTCTTGATCCGCCACGCTTAGAGATTTGGCTTTTCGTTGAATAGATCGCAATTGCGGGGTGTCGGTTACGGAAGAAGTGTGTGAAGATTTTTCTTGTCCCCTGTCTTTTTGAACGTCGTAGCCCATTAACCATGCTTCGGATACATCAAGAGTCATAGCAAGTAATGATAATTTGTGTTGGTCTGGAGATTGAATCCCGTTCACGTACTGAGATAATGCGCTTTTTCCAAGTTTTACACTTAATTGTGCTTGAAATGGCTTGGATTTTTCAATAATATCAACTTGTTTTAAATTTTTTTCAGACATTATTTGCTTTAGTCTGTCAGCAGTAGTGTACTGTCTCATACTTTACACCCTCCTTTTTTCTTCTTTAGTATAACGTAGTTTAAACAAAAGTTCAATAAAAAAAGTTCAAAAAAAATGAATTTTTCTATTGACAAAGTTCATATAGCGTGATACTATTTAATCACAATAAATGTTCAATAAGTATGAACTTAGAAAGGAGTAGACTCATGAGTAATGATTATTCTAAATTGTTAGGTAGAATGACTGAAAAATTTGGTACTCAAGCGAATTTTGCCCATGCAATGAAGTTGTCAGAGCGAAGCATTTCCCTGAAGTTAAACAATAAGGTTTCATGGAAAGATGAAGAAATTGCACGAGCGGTTGAATTACTTGAAATCGAAATTCATGAAATACCGGTATATTTTTTTAAATACAAAGTTCAACAAACATGAATCTTTAGATTATCAAATATGGAAAAATAACATGTCTATATAGAAATATAGGAGGGAACAAATGGAATTAACTATTATTAACGAGCAAGAAGTTCTCGGTAAACACTTCACAGTATACGGCACAGCAGATGAACCGCTTTTTCTTGCAAAAGATGTTGCAGAATGGATTGAACATAGTAAACCATCAATCATGGTTGATACAGTCGATGAAGACGAAAAGCTGAGGGAAACAATCTTTACCTCAGGTCAAAATAGAGAGGTATGGTTCTTAACAGAGAACGGGCTCTATGAAGTTCTCATGCAGTCTCGCAAACCATTGGCAAAAGAGTTCAAGAAAAAAGTAAAAGAAATCTTGAAATCAATCCGTAAACATGGATTGTACGCTATTGATGATCTGCTGGAAAATCCAGACATGGCAATCGCAGCACTTCAGAAGCTCAAGGAAGAGCGTCGGCTTCGCTTACAGGCTCAAGAAGAAGTATCTCAAAAGAACCAGATTATCCAGGAGTTGCAACCAAAAGCGACATACTACGACTTGATTTTACAGAGTGAATCTCTAGTCGCTATCTCTGTCATTGCAAAAGATTACGGCATGAGTGCTAAGAAACTAAATAGTCTGTTGCATGAATTGAAAGTTCAATATAAGCAAGGCAATACTTGGCTACTATATCAGAAGTATGCTAGCAAGGGTTACACACAATCCAAGACGCATCCGATTGATGCAGAACGCAGTAAGATGCACACTTACTGGACACAAAAAGGACGTCTGTTCATCTATGACTTGCTAAAAAACAAAAAGGGGATTTTGCCATTGATTGAGCAGGAAGAAGTGGCGTAATAAAAAAAAGCACCTAACGAAGTCAGGCGCTCAGCAAAAATAACTAACTAGATTATAACACAGAAAAGAGAGTTTAACATGCCAAAAGCAGAAATTATTTACAGACCAGCTAATCAGTCTGAAAAGGCAACGCATGGAGACTATGCCCATCTTTGCCAAGTTTGGGAAGGTTTGACAGTCGGAACGGCCAAGGTTTGGGCGGCAGAAATGCGAGAACATCCAGACTTCAGGCAGTTTATTGACAATCCAACGCACCGTATTGTCTTTATTGATTACGAGGGTTTCCGTCTATTCGTCAAATGGAAGAGTCGCAATCGGTACAGACCGAAAAAAGAAACGTTGTCTGAAATGATAGACAACATTAAACGCGAAAAACAATTAGGAGTATAACATGAACAAATTAGAATTATTTTTATTAGCAACAACAGTCATCTTAGCGATCATTGCTAGGATGCAACACGAAGTCATTAAAAAACATAACTCACCCGAGAATAAGCGAAAAATTTTCAGGGAAGTGGCTTTAGAAAACAGTAAGAAATGGAGTGCAGAACGTTATGTCTAAATGGGAATTACAAAAACAACTACTAGAAAATGCGACAGATTTTGAGAGCACAGTTGAGGCTTTACTTGACTTAAACGAGTCTGGCGAAATATCTGATCTGGAACTCTTACTGAACTTAAAGGATAAATTCAGAAGCTATTCCAAAGAAAAAATACGTATCCTTAATGAAATTCTCAAGCTTGGAGGTGCAGAACGATGACAACTTTTGAAAAGATTATTAAGAACCTTAATCGGATTG